TGTCTTCGACTGTGGCAAATGGGACTGGCACTAACACTGTGTCTTTTGCGCTGCTGGTGTGTTCGATGGTGTCTTGGAGTGCAATGACACGTTCCAGCATCAGTTGGTTCCGGTGTTCGATGCGGTCGATGTGTGCTGCTGCTTGGCACCGGATGCATTTGTGGTATCTGCGTGCGTCGATGCACGCAGGGTTCCCGCAGTCTCGTAGTCGTTGTTGGATGTTTGGGTGTCCTGGACAGCCACATTCCGGTTGCAGGTGTGTTGGACACAAACCTGATTGGTAGTCCAAGGACGATTTCACATAGTTAGGCATCAGTTATTTCTCCCGTTGATGATCACAAATGTGATGATGATGAGTGTGAACCAGATGGTTGCGCCTATCAGCATTCTGGTCATGGTCTACGCTCCCATTTCGCGTGGTCTTACACTTCCGTTTATCGTCTCGAGCAGCTGTTCCAGTTCTGCGACTTGGTGTCGCAGATCACGGATTTCCAGTGCTGCACCAGCGATGTCTTCCAACAGGTTGATGCGTTCTGTTGTTGGAAACTCTTGTGATGGTGCGACGTACAACCATTGTTCTAACTGTTTCAGCCGGTCAGGTGGTGTGGTGTCTTCGATGTACCACACACACCCTGAACAGGTGCATTCTGTGTCGTGTGAACCATGAATCATTCTGTGTCTCCCGCATAGGTTTCGATGTACCAGGTGGAACCCCATATTGCTGCAGGGTACCAACCCAACCTAATTGCGATGTCGTCAACTAGACGCAGCTGCACAACCTGTGTGTTGTTCCAACGTGTGACTGTTTGCGTTGTGACACCACATGCTTCAGCGATTTGTTCGCGTGTCAGTTCATCAATTGTGCATCCAATGTGGATGGAAACCCTGTGTTTCAGTGGCGCATAGGGTGCTGGTGCAAGTTTTGGTTTTTGTTTTCCTGCACGTTTGCGTGCGTCTGTTTCTTGACCGGCGAGAATGCATCGTTCACATCTGCAGCCATACCCATAGGTTGTTGCTGTTCCATGTTGCTTTGCTTCAATTTTGGTTCCCATGTGTGTGTCTCCCGTGTGGTGTTGTCAGTGTCGTTCTTCGATTGGCACTAAGGACGCTCGATACAGCAGTTGTGCTTGCTGCATTGCTGATTCGTTGGTTGGGTGTGATCCTGGAATGCTGATTCTGTCTGCACCACAGCACAGTTCGATCACCCATGTGTTGCTGCGTCGGTCGAACCTGACCAACCATTTTGGTGTTTGTGCCATCAGTGTGCTTTCAGGTTGTGGGTCGATGTTTTGGACCGGTGCTGTGGGGTTTCACAGCACCGGTCCAAAGGTTGAACTAGTGGTGTGCGACCGCCCCGATCCACACCACTGGTCCATTTGTTGGCCAGTCGTAACCAGCCAAACCTGTTGATCATCCTGATGTGTAGCCGCGCAGGATCAGTTCATTCAATGTGATCAGCGAACGCGCAATCGATGTAAGCGCGTTTGGAGTCACTTCATCTTCTTCTGCGTAGCCTTGCTTGCTTTCTTCGCATTCTTTGCAGAAAGCATCAGCTTGGATGATGTCGCGAATGATGTATTCACGCTCCCGATGGTTGTCCCAATCGTGAGGATCTGAAAAATCGATCTTTCTCATCAGATCAAGTCATCAATGGTTGCGGATGGTGTCGCAGCAACAAATTTGGCTTTGAATTGGTGCGCACCTGCGTAGCCTTTTGTAGTTGGTTCAGCGTCTTGGTCGCGCTGCACAATCAGCTGGCCACCAACAACATCGTTGACATTGGAGATACCAGCCTGCGCAATCGCAGTCTTGATGGCAATGATCATGGACCACTTCGATGCGTACAGTTTCACATCTTCTGCTGTTGCAAGGTCTGTTGCTGTGATGATCAGCTGTTTCACAATCTGACCTGTCTTATCGAGCTTCGGAACATCCGTTCCGAATTCGAATTGTGGTGCAACATCTATCTTCTGGACACGCAAACTCACTTTGTCGCCAACAGTTTCGAATTTCACTGCTGGTAATGATGGTCCTGTTCCACTGAACAGGAAATCATCTACGTCACTCATTTGGTCCCGCTTTCTTGGTTGGTGTGGGTGCGCACAATATCGCACCCATGTTGGTTGTAAAGAGTGTGGTACTCACCGGTGCGTAGTCCTTCTGCAATTGTGATCATCCGGTGTGCTTCAGTCCAGGTGAGACTTCCGATCACATCACCATCAGCTACATCAGGGTGTGGTGTTTCGTTGCGTGCCAGCCACGCTGCACCAACAGCAACCTGGTTGTCCATGTGTGGTGCAAGCATGATGAGTGCGTTGCAGATTGCGTGTCTTCTAGCTGATGGGATACCACCATCACCTAACCGGATTGGGTAGTTAGCTGCAGCGCACGCATCGATCATTGCTGCAAGCCACGCAAATTCTTCAGGTTGCAACGCTTTTGCAGCCATGTTGGTTGCTTTGATTTGTGTTTCATCGACTTTCCCAACGTCATCTGGTGTTGGCCGGCGCACATAGGTTGAACGCTCGATTTCAGCGACCGGTTCAGGTTTTTCCATTGGGAACATTGCCATTGCGCTGCGTTCCACATTGCTGATGAGTCGTTCAACGGATTCTTGTTGCAGCTCAGTCAGTTGTTCACCTGTTGACAGTTTGGGAATCTCGATTGGCCACATGTCAGCCACTAACTGTCCATGTCCATCAGCAATCAGCTGTTTGATCCGTTCCACCATCCAGGTCCGCCAAGGATCACCAACAGCAACAATCTGTTCTGCTTTAGTTGCCAGGTCTGCTGCGTGCATCGCTGCTACCGGTGTGATCTTCACCAACGGTTTCTGTTTCCGCATTGTTCGAACATCCAATGCTAGTTGCAGTGCTTCCCAACCAACTTCCAAATCCAACCAATACAGGTTGCACACTGCGTTGTCTGGTTGCAGGTGAATGATGACACCAGTCGATTTGTTCACTTCCAGCATTGGTGTGTGTGTTTCACCATCGTAGAAAGTTTCAGCGTTCGCATAGCAAGCCAACTGAATGGCAAACCCCAACGCACCAAGGTCAACTGATGATCCTGTTTTTAGGTCCGCGATGAAGATGTCTGTGCCATCTGTGACTGCTAGATCGAATGAACCAGCTGCTTTGACTTGTGAGCAGACCACGAATCGTTCCATCGATCCTGGCACTACCGATAGTCCAGCTTTGCGCAACGCTTCATTGACTGCTGCAACATGGCTAACAAACTGCGCTGGTGGTTTGTATGTTGCATCCAACCATGAGCATTCCAACACTTTGTGGATTGCTGTTCCTAGTTCGCGTCGCAGTGTTGCACCACCAGCTTCAGCTGCACGTTCACACAGTTCGTTGACAGCTTTGGTGTCGTCTCGATCAATGGTTTGAAGCATTGCTAGTAGGTCTGGTCTGTCTGCCAACCCAAACCCAACCATCCGTTTTCCCCATACGTTCAACCCACCTTGATCATCCAAGGTTTTTCCTAACGTCGATGGTCTGGTGTGTGGCTCACCATCTATCAGTGGTCTGGAGTACCGGTCACGTTTGATGATTGGTGTGTCCAGGTCAGTCACTGTGCTGTCTCCCGTTCGTGTCTGTCACCAGTATGTGTGTCAGCTGTGACAGCAGCTACACGCGCAGCACGCATCTTCTGCTGATACTCAGTGCCAGCTTGCTTGCAAAGATCACACCTGCAGCCATACAGGTAGCGTTTCGATGTGCCACAAATCGTCCACGCAGCTTTCGAATCAGGATTCCTGATGATCCTTCGACGCACAGAATTTGTTCCAGCCCAAATCCCATAACGCTCCTCATGCTCCAAAATGTGTTGTCTGCATGGTTCGATCACCGGACACGTTTCGCAGATAGCCACAGCTTCACGAAACGACTTCGAATCACCTTGTTCCGGAAAGAACAGATTAGTTTTTCCTTTGCACGCAGCTTGTTCGGTCCATGCACCCATGATTGTTTCCATGCTCGATTTCCTTTGTGAGTCGCTGCGCCAATTCGGCTGCAGCGTGCAACCAAACCTTCCGGTTGCTTTCCAACAGTTCGATGCGCTGATCCTGTTTGCTGATGATCAGCTCTAACAACCTGATTTCAGCTTCCAGCTGGCGCCTACGTTTCACGGTTGGCACCCATGATGTGCATGAACGTCGCACCATCCATGATCACATAACCATCACCAGGATCAGTGGTCCCACGTTTCTTCACCCACACGACACCACAGGTGCGCGAAGCATGAACAGCTTGCTGATTCACTTCGCGCACCCATGATGCCAATTCGAACTTCTGACAGTTCTTTGCTTGCACTGCTGGCCATGCTGAATCCGCAACAAAAATGTCTGCTTGGTCATTTTCGGACCCTGCAGGAATTCGTTGCGCACGCAAACCAAACGCACGAATGTAGGTGACTATTGCTGTCTCCCACGCTGAACCCTTGCGTTTAGCTGCGTTGGCCATCAGTAATCTTTGGCTGCGATATGCCACCAAAACAGCATGACACCAATTCCAGCTGCGTAACCTGCGATTACAGCCAGGAACCCTGCAAGGTCGATGTTTGCAACAGTTTCGACCAGCAACCCAAGACAGAAGATCGCTAGCAGCGTCGCGATGATCACCGACCAAACCCACAGGTTCTTTTTTTGGCCATTACTGAGCAGTGGTCTATCGCAGGTTTGACAGCGCATCACAGAACCCTTGTTTCCGGTGCTTCGATCACACGCGTCTGCTGTGCTGCTGTTTGCAGTGCGTGTAGCTCGAGAACATCAATGCGGAACTGCTTGCCATGCTGAATGGTTGTAAGTCGTCCTGCACGCACCCAATTGCGGATGGTTTGACTGGTCACACCAACCAGTTTCGCTGCTTCTGTGACTGTCACAGTGGAGTCTGCTGCAGTGTGAATGATTGTGGTTTCTGTTGCTTCGATATCTGACACTATGTGTCCTTCCGTGATTGGGTTTGATGGATGCTGCTGTTTGCACTGTTGCACCAACAGGCTATCCAAATCCTGTTGCGCTTCAGCGATCATGGTTCGCAGCTGGTGACGCTGCGATTCGTTGAAACAGAACTTCAACGAAAACGTGTGATCTGCGATGTACCCACGCAAATCAGCAATCTGATCTTCTAGATCTGATAGTTCGTGGGCAGCGCTCACTGGTTCACGTGCGCCAATGATAGTTCGATTGATGCTCGATCAGAACATCCAACAACTGTTCCAACCAATGTTCCTGCACTGTCAGAAACATCTGCAACAAATGATGTTTCATTGGAACCAGCTGATGGATTGATGTTCCGTATGCTGATTGTGTGGCCAGTCCAGATGGTGGTGATATCAAAAATGTGCATTGTGTGTTCTCCCGTGTTGATGTTGGTTGTATTCACTGGTTGACCTGTGCCAGTTCGATGCGGTCGAATGCTTCAATGATCAGGTGTTCCCATGTCTGATCCTCGCACACCAGGTATTCACCAATGATGTGTCCATTGTCTGTGAGCAGTTCATGCATGATTGCTGCTTCTGACCACTGAACAACATCACCCATGAGGAGTGCAAGACGGTTGATCTGTTGATTGATTGTGTCACCTAACACAATCAGTTCTTCGCCGGCGCTGATTACGTCGCACACTGCCACAACCTGCAGGTCGATCCCGACAGCTTCTGTGCGCCATGCCCTACGTTCCTGTGGTGTCAGGTCACGCAAATCCACATGCGTACCAGTCTGCGCATCCCATGCCATGAAAACTGATGCATAATCCATTGTCTATCTCCCGTGTGTTGGTGGTCCTTTTGGCCACCTGCAAATTATGCCTACGTTTTGCAAAGATGTCAATGGGGAATTTTGCATGGGTGTGGAAGCTCGAGAATTGGCAAACAAATAAAGGACCGGAAACCCTGAGCGTCCCAAGGGTTTCCGGTCCAATGCCGGTTCATATTGTGATGTGGCTGTGTCGTCCTTTGCAGGTCGATGTGTGCCAATCAGCTGCACCAGGTGCGCTGTGATGAACCGGTGACCTAATACCTCCAGCGCATCCAAACCATGCCACTGAACCCTGCTTGGCCGGCGCGTGATGCATTGGTGGTTGCGCCTACTCCACCACCACCACCACCAGAACCAATGATGGATGCTGCTGTGGCTGCTGTGCTGGTTGACCCAACACCACCTGCACCACCGGATCCTGATGGTCCACCAATGCCACCTGCGAGGTTGCCACCACCACCACCACCGGTAGCGAATTTTTTCGTTCCGGTTGGCCATCCCGCTGGAAGTGTTGGTGGGTTAGCCCATCCGGTTGGAATCGAGAATCCACCACCACCTGCACCACCTGTGGAAGATGATGCTGCACCACCTGTAGCTGCTTGGCCGCCGCCACCACCACCAGCACGAAACAACAGGGTTGCTGAACCGAACGCGTTACCACCAGCGTTTCCTTGGCCACTGGTGCCACTGCCACCAGCGCTGCTAGCTGTGCTTCCTGTGCCACCACCACCACCGGAACCACCAGAACCAGCCGTGATAGTCGTGGCATTGGTGCCACCTTGACCACCACCAATCGCGCGCATCGATTGATACGTTCCAAGAGTCGCAAAATCGTAGAGGTAGCTATCACTTCCAGCTGTCGCAGCAGTGGAAGCATTGGAACCACCGATACCTGATGCACCTGCAATAGCGTTTATGTTTCGATCAATAAGTAGTTCTTGTGACTGCAGTACACCACCAGCACCACCACCACCACCACTGGAATTTCCAAGGTTGCCAGCTCCACCACCACCACCACCAGCCACAACAATGATCTGCACGACTCCGGGAACAACAGTTTGGATGTTCGCCCACGCACCACTGGTATTAGTTATCAGCGCGTAGTTCCATTCACCGGACTGGTATGTGGCTACGTCTGCAGCACCGAAAACTGTGTTGGGTGTGACAATCAGTTGCGGATGCACGTAGGTGGATGCTGAAGAAACTATGCCAGTAATGGATGGCATTAGCTGGCCGCCAAATCGCCCACAACCACATAATCATTGGACCCAACACATAGCAATGTCACTGCGCTGTATCTGGTTCGAATTGTTGTGGTTGGGGTTCCGTTGATTGTCACACCTGTTGCTGAGAATGATGGTGAAGCAACAGTTCCACCTGTTTGGATGAAGTCGATGCGTTGACCAGCTGTCAACGCAAGAGCGGTACCAACAGCAACTGTGGTGTTGTTGTCAAGCCGGATCAGATATCCAGCGTCACCGGTGGTCAGCGTGGTTCCTGATGACCAGGTGCGTGTTGGTTGCGCTGCTGACCATGAACCCTGCGCACCTGTCGCACCTGTAGGAATACCAAGTGACAAGGTTTGGTTTGGTGCAGTTCCACCAACAGAAGCTGTCGCAGTTCCACCTGCAGCAACAGTTGTCACTGTGCCAATTGTCAGGGTGTTTGCTGGTCCTGTGAGACCTGTTGCACCGGTAGGGATACCAAGTGACAAGGTTTGGTTTGGTGCTGTTCCACCAACAGAAGCTGTCGCAGAACCACCTGCAGCAACTGTGGTGACTGTGCCAATTGTCAGGGTGTTTGCTGGTCCGGCTGGACCGATAGCACCAACAGCAATGATCCTGTCTGGCACATAATCCAATGTCACAGGGTTTCTGTTGAAATTCAGTACGACTGATGCACTCATCTGGTCACATCCTGGACAATGAAAACTGGTCCTTGGATAAGCGTGTTCACTACAGACCCATACGTTTCTTCGACGTCATAAACAGCTTGGCCGGCGCTCAGTGCAGCTGTCGTTGTTGCTGTGAGTGTGCAGGTGAATTGTCCTGCAGTGCCATTGGTGATCGAGCAGCTGAAGCTTGCAAGGATGGCTGTGGATGCTGCTGTTGACCGCACCTGACCGCGATAGGTACGACCTGTGATGTTGATAGGTGTCCCATTGTCCAACAGAGTGAAGCTGATGGATTCTGTGTCACCGGTTCGCACAGTCAACGGATAGATAGGTGAATCAGACATCTTGCACTGGTCCGTTTGCTGTCACTGATACCCATTCGGATGCAACTACTGAGGGTGTACCAGTGGTACCAAAAGGTGCAGACGCAATCGATGTGAGAACACTGAGGATGAAACCACCAGCTGCAGCTGCACCAAGTGTGCGCCAGTCGGCTGTGAACAGGTCGAAGCCTTGTGCTGCACCAACAGCAAGAATCAGTGTTTGCGCTGCTGTTTTCAATCCACGTTCAATGGTTTGCTTGACAAAGTTTGTTGTGAACATCACACGTTCCAATCTGGTTGGGTGGTTGGCTGCAATCCTGGAAATGGGTAGTCATCCGGATCGCAGGTTTCAGCGTCTTCTTCTTCTGGTGCTTGAACTTCCGGTTCCAGTTCAATCACTGTCATCATCAGACTCCTCTTCTTCTTCGTCTGGTTCTGGTTGGTTGACCATCACACCAAAAGCACAATCGAGATAGCCAATGGCATCCACGAAATGGTCACGCAGCAACGCTGGTGGAAAGTCTTGGTTGATGCCATGTGCGAGACGCGACAATTTTACAGCAACCATAAACAGGATTCCTTCAACAGCAGACAGCTCTATTCCTGTCATTTGCGCATACAGACTGGTGGTCAGCGCGTAATCATCCCAAGGTGGACCATAAAGTCCACCACGCGTGTCTGAACCGGTCCCATGCACGAGCATGAACGCATCAGCAGCTGGAGAATCCCACAGTGGTGTGGTGTCTTTCATTTTTTTGGACATTCAAAACACCTTCCGGAAATGCTGTGAGAGTCGAACACCTTCATAACGTCTGCATAGGTAATCCAAGGACACAAACATGGGGTCTGCTGAACCATCACCTTCGACCTGGTGCAATACCACTATCCCGCGCCAATGGTGGTTTCCTTGCATACCTTTGTAGTCCTCGTCCCACGGATAACTTGCACCACATACCAAACCAAACTGTTGTTGTCCGGTGCCAGGTAAGAAACGAATGGCATAATCCAAGGTCTGTTGGTGTCCTTGCACGAACGTATGACCAATCTGCTTCAGACGCGTCAGCGCTGTTCCACCATAAGGTTTGCCGGTCATAGGATTTGGCCAGTAATGGCAATACCAAATGCCATCTATACATACCGGTGACAGAAATTCGTGTGTGTTCCAACCACGAAAATCCATGTCAGCCAAGGTCACTAACCCAACCAGTTTTGGGTCTGTGTTCGCTGTGCGTGTCACCCTGTGTTCGTGGTTGCCAAGTGTGATGTGCAGTTCTGGTGACCACACAGCTTTATGGTTCGCACGCTGTCGCTGGTTGTGTCGGTCCATCGCTGAACACAACGCTTGGAACCCAAGGTTGCCAGCTTCGATGTCTTCGATGTACCTACGTCCTTCGAACTGGACGGTTCCGTGATCCCATGTTGATAGTGATGGCATATCGAAGTGGTCACCAAGATGAATCACTACATCAGGTTGCAAATCAACCATGTATTGGCCGATCCAATAAAGGTGATCTGTTGGCATTCCTGGTTTGGCTTGTGTGTCCGGAATGACTAGATGTGTGCGTGGTTCAGGGTTGCTGGTGGAACTGTTCATGCTGGTCCAAGCGTTCATCTAGCTTCTCCACTTTCTGATCGACGCGCCCAACAGACACATGCAAATCCAAAAGCCTGTCACGAACATCTGTCACGATTGCGCGACCTTCAGCGTGCTGTTCGCTGTTTTCGTTGCGCAGTTTCACCAGCTGCACGATTGCACCAACAACAGTGCCAATCATCAGACAGCCAACAGTGACCAGCCCAACCCATTCAGCGACTCCAAAACCTGTTGTGTCCTGGATCTGCGTGGAAACCTGTGCAAACACAACTGGTCACACCACCCACGCACGCCAAGTGCCATTGAAGTTTTGGGTTCGATACGCAACCTGATTTGTTGTGCTGTTCCAAATGCACACTTCGAAACGTCCATCTTTGTTTTGGGCTGCTGTGACACCATCAGCACCAAAAGGTTGACTGTCGTTCAACGCAACCCATGCAGCCCAATTTCCATTCGGACGTTCCTGCCACCGGTGTGCAAGTTGACCTTGGAAGAACCCGAATTGGACGATTCCACCATCCTGTTTTGTCACCATCTGCATGAGCTGTTTTGTCCTTTGTTTGGCACCGGTCAGCCGGCGCATAAATTCGTCCACTGGCCAGTTAGGACCGGGATCAGTGTGATCAGTCCCAACACCAGCTGCACTACATAAACCATGTGTGCTGATACCAGCTGCTCCTGCACGCAAACCATCCACATCCAACCAGACACGCGGAATCTGGTACCGGTCACACAGCGCACCTGCCAGCGCAACCACCAAGTCCATTTGTTTTGAAGGATCACCAGCAGCAGACCAGTCTGATTGGTACGCGTACCCTGACTGCTCGATCCCAATGGAACCTGCACCGGAATACCAGTTCGCTGACCCCACATGCCATGCAATGTTGGGTGGTTTCACACCACACCACACACTGTTTGGGTCCACCATGTAGTGAGCTGATGCGCGTGGTGATGTTGGACCAGCAAACCAGCGTGCGACCTGTTCGGCGCGACCAGGTTCCAATGGACATTCCATGCTGTGCAGCACAATGAGCGTGGGTGTGTTGGACGCTGCAGACCAATATTTGGCTTGCACAAAAGGAATTGTGTTCAGGTCCATCAGACAGGATTCCCGCTAGGCCCGATGTCTTCAATGACGAACTTGGTTGCTTGCACAGTGGAACCCAACACGTTCACGCTGTGTGTCACACCTTGCATTCTGATGGTGTATTGCGCGCCAGCTGTGGACACACCAATCCAACTGTGGCCAACCTGATAGGTCGCATCAAGCGTTTCGTTGACTGCTGCGATTCTTCCAACAGTTGTGCTGGTGGTGTTGTTGTAAACCTCAGCGATGAAACCACCACCGGCTGAGGTTTCAGACAGTGATGCAATGAGAGTGAAACGTAGGTAACGGTTCGCAATGAATGTTTCAGTGGAACGCAAACCAGATGCAAGTTCAGCCATTGTCGTTGTACGCACACGGTCAGTGGAATCAGTTTTGGCTGTTCGAATACCCCAAGGTGCATTCCACCCTGGACCCTTCGTCCATGAGGATCCGTTATAGGTGTACAGACCTTCTGAGCTATCACCGGAACTGACATAGCAAACCATGCCATCAATCCTGTTGACACCGGTAATGGCTGCATCACGCGCAGCAGTCGTAGGAAATACCATCACAGACTGGAAACTGCAGTAGGCGTTTAGGTCAGCTGCAGTGAGAACATCAGACGTATTCCACTTTTTGTATCCACCCATTTTGGACTCCTCAGAAACCTAGTTTGCTGGTGTCTAAGACACCTTTGGATGACGAATTGAGAACAAAAAACAGTGTTGGTGCAGGTCCAAGGTCAAACGAAAACACAATGTTGTCAGGTGTGATTTCACCTTTCACTGATTGAATCTGCAGTGTTTGATCGATTGCAACACCAACATTCTGTGGCCGGCGCTTCACCACTACGCGTCGACCAATCTCCAAGCCCAACAACTGGTCGATTTGAAACGATGTGTGACCACGCAAAGTTGTCCCAATGGATCTGATGCGCACCTGTGGAGTTTTGTAGCGACCCAACAGGTAGGTGGCCAGGTCAGATGAGAACACATCATCATCAGTGATCAGATCTGTGATCTGCAAGGACCGTGGCCAATATGACTGTTGTGAAGTCGCATCAGTTTTGGTGACTGTCGCACCATTCAACCTGGAAACTGTCACAGCGTTAGCAATGTCCTGATCACTGTATTCAATCGTGATTTCTTGATAACCAACTTCGCTACCGGAATCACCGAATGTGATCGAGCTAGAGGAGTACACATCAGAAAACTGTGTGCGTGTCAGAAAATCGATTCCACCGTAAGTGTTTGCTACAAGGATTCCTTGTTCAGCTGCTTCGCATTCCTGCAACGCAGCCAACACAGTTTTTCCTTCAGTGTTGATTCCTTGGACGTTCGATACACCAACACCAAAATCAACACCATCAGCTGGCCAGCTGATCATGTCCAGGATGCGCTGTGCGCGTTCGTCTGTGCGTTCACCAGACGCAAACTGTGTGGTTCCTAGTGCGTAGTGATCTGAAACATCCTGTCGTGTGAAGCAGCGTGGATAGTCAGCATATTCGTCGATAACACCATTGAACTGTGCGGTCGAATAGTACGTGGACGAATAGTATGGGGTTCCACCAAGCCTGTTTGCGTCAGGGTAAACAACATCACATGGTTGTGTGGTGGTTGGGGTTTCTGCACGTACACCATCAACCCACAACGCCGTGGTGGTTCCGAATACCAACACCACATGGTGTGGTTTGCCATCGTTCACAATGACGTTGGACACAAGGTTTTTGAAAGTTCCAGTGCCAGGTTGACCAATGCACGCTGTGATCAAACCCAATCCGAACGCTGAAGCCATCCATGCGTACACACCTGAATCAGCTGCGTTGACACCTAGCAGACCATATGTTTCAGCGTCCTTGGATGTGGTCTGAATCCAAAATTCTATGGTTCGGTCGGCTGTCAACCCTGATGGTTCAACAGGTCCAATTGCGTAGAACACAGACGAAAAATCACCTGCACCATTGGAGTCGTCTTGGATGAGTCCTGGCACTGTCGTGTTCGATCCGTAGGGCTGCGTGTTGTTCGACAGTTTCACCCATCGCCAAGGTGTTTCAGTTGTGCCACTGTTCGCAATGGTGGAACTGGTGCCATCGTCGAAACGCAACCAGGTTGATGGTGTCTCAGACGCAACCTGTGTTGCGTAGTAACCAGGAAGTTTTATGTTGTTCAGAACTTTGAACGTGTCAGAAACATTGACTGTTGTGGTTGCGTCACCTACTAGTTCGTAGGACTGTGGCCACCCATCGACGTAACCAAAAAACTGTGTGTAGATGTTCGTCATTAGGAATTCGTCTACATGTGAAATGGTGATTTGCACCGGTCGCATGGGTGTTAGCGCACCAAAATAGGGTCCACTGGAATGGGCAGGATCAAACCTGCGGTCAGCGTTCGACAACACAATTTGTGCTGAACCTGTTTGGAAGCTGTCTAGTTCTGTGGATCGACCACGCGAGAAACTCACACCACGCACATAGTCAGTGACATCAGTCCACACGATGTCACTGAGTAGACCACCAAACGGAACAGTGTTTGAACCAGCTGTTGTGGCGAAACCAATTTGCACGAACACGTTGATGTTGTCGAACCCTAACGATGTCATGCGCGCCAACCAGAACCAGATCTGCGTTCATACGCAGCCAATGCTTCAGCAATGGTCTGACCAATCGCAGCTTTGTCAGCTGTAGGTGACACAGACACATTGATGGTCACACCACCACCACCACCGGTTCCATTGATTCGACCCATCAGCATTGACTGCTGATCCTGAGACAGAACCATTTCACCTGTCTGCAGCATTGTTGGGACAGACGCACCAGGTAAACCACCAACGATTCCACCGGTGTGTTTCCATTGCATCAGTGTTGGTGCGCTGAAAGTCTTTCCGCCCAATGGACCCAACCATGATGGTGTCGTGAATGACAGTCCACCAATGGTGCCATTCCAAATGTCAACAATGGTGTTGAAAGCAAGTTTGAACGGCGCAACGATTGCGTTTCCTACTGCTTCGAAGATGCCACCAATGTTGTCTTTCAACCAAATGAACTTGTCATAGACCCATTGGACTGCACCCCAAATGCCATTGAAGATGGTTTGAATGAAGTCCCATGCGACTTGGAAACCCTCTTTTATCAGTTCCCATGCAGTCAGAATGCTGTTCCGGAACCAGTCAAAATGGTTCCACGCGTAAATGAATCCTGCGACTAGCAACGCAATCACAGCAATGATCAGGATGATTGGCCAGGTCGCAGCAAGCACGTTGATTGCCATGAGAGCCAGCTGCACATTCACTGCAATCAACGCAATGACTAGAACACCACCAATGATGAATGCAACTGCTTTTGCGATACCTTCGTGTTCTTGGAAGAACTTGGTTACCTGATCAATTTTCGGTCCAATGAAATCCATGATTTCACCCACCTTGTCAAACACCTTTTCTGCGAAAGGTGCAGCAGCCAACATGATCCGGTTTTTTAGTTTGGTGAATTTTTCGCTGAAATCTTCTGTGTCTGTGGATGCTTGACTGATGGTGTCACCACCAGCCAACGATGCTTTCAGATCATCGAAGGACAGTTTTCCTTCGCGAATCAGACCAGCCATTTTGCCACCGGACTTGCCGAACGCATCGAACGCAGCTTGGTTTGCAACAATGTCATTGGGTGCGTTTTTGATCGCGTCGAATGTTGCTGTCAGATAGGTACCAGCGTCTTGGCCAGCTTTAGCAGCGTTCTTCAAACCACGTTGCAACGCTGGCATGACATCACCAGCATCAACACCAGCTTTGCCAAGTGCAGCCAGGAAAGCTGTGCTGGTCTGGAAATCCATGCCAGTCAATCGAAGCACACCACCAGAATCAGCAAGAGCTGTGGCTAGATCCGCAACACTCACACCTGTTTGCTGTGATGCTCGATACATCACATCCAACGCTGGTGCTTGGTAACCAGCGACAACACCAAAGTTTTGGAACGCTTTGGCTACACCTTCAGTGTTCGCTGTCAGATCTGTACCTGTGATGCGTGACAGATCAATCAGGTTTTTGGTTACGTCTGCAAGTGGCTGACCAGTCAACCCAAGCTTCGAATTCAACACACCAATCACACCGGACGCTTCACCGAACGATGTTGCAGTGGTAGTTGCAACAGTCTTCAGCGTTTCTTTCAGACCATCTAACTCAGCACCAGTTTTGCCAGTATTCGCACGCAGATTGTCATACGCATCATCAAACGTGGAACCAATGGTGTAGAGCGCACCAACAGCTACACCTGCACCAGCAAGAACACCTGCACCAATAGCACCAGCAGACTTCACTGTTTTCGATGTTGAACCCTGAACTGACTTGGACAGCTTGTCCATTTCAGCACGCGCTTTTTTCAGTCCCGCATCATTGAATGTGGACAGAACATTGATGTTCACAGCCATGATTCATTGACCTTTCGCAGCACGCAATTGTTGCGACAATTTTCCTTCATACGTTTTCACAACCACCATCACTTGACGCGTCAGTTTCTTTTCACCACCAGCTGCATCCCAAGCAGCCCAAATCAGACGCGAAGTTTTCCCATGATAAAGAGTCAGCGCAGTAGTGAAAATTCGTCCACTGTTTTTGTTTCCTTTGACTGCTGGTGCGCGTTGCTTCGCTGCCAGTTCGAACACCTGACCTGCAGCGCTTTTGTTCTGCAGCTTCCAGGCTGATTGTGTTGAACTGCCACGCGAACGCTTACCACCCTGACGCAACACAATTCCTTTGCGCACAGTTGACTGGTCCCAATCCGGTAGGCGAGAACCACCATTCTCACCAACGCGTCCACTGCCAATCCTCCAACCAGACAATGGTTGGAATGGCACACGCGCTTTTGCGTCATTCACGATTGGTTTCAGCAGCGCACGAATCTCTCGATCCATTTGCTTACGCAATTCCGGTGATGCAGCTTTCAACGCTTTTTTGAATTCGTTATAACCTTCGAACGAACTGCGAATCTCGAGCTGCTGCTTCACATCACCTGACAGCTGTTTGATGTCAGACAGATTGATGGATGCCACGGTTCACCTTTTCATTGATTCAGCTTCCCGCGCTTGTTCCTTCAACACTGCAACAATCGCGTCGAAGATTTCTGGTGGACACGACAACAGTTCGTTGGGGCTGATGCTGGTGGCAACAGCTACCTGTGCCACCAGCAGCGTTACCGAACCTCTAAAGGGTTTGGTTGCTCCTCAGCTGCTTCCACAGAATCAATCTCAGCCAACCATTCATCAAACGGTTTCACCACACGATTGGACAGCTGGCACGAACGCCACGCCAACCAACAAATCGATTCATAAGACATCGAATCCTGGTTGAAGAGTTGTGCAAGTGGTTTGTTGAAGTGTCGTTCTGCATCCACAATTGCTTTTGCACCGGCCACCACTGTGTACGAATTCCCATCTGCAAGCACAACAGCCAGTGGAATGCGTGCGGATGCCATCAGGCTGTGGCCTTGGTAATCAGACCATCAACTGGCCATGTGATCGACGCAGATGCAAGTTCGCCAACCTGCGCGTCCAATGGCATCCATTCCACGCACAGCGCGTTGAACGTGTAGGACGGATTCGTTGCAGACGCAGCAGTGCCATTT